AGGTTTATGGGCACAGTTAGATAACTCTTTCAAAAGAGTATATAACAAGTCTTCATTTACTCTTGACATGTTTAAGTCTGAACTTTACAACTTCTACCAAGGTAAAGTTGAATTTAAAGGACCAGATCCACAAAGATCACTTGTTGTACAAACAGGTATTGGTGGTATGCAATTAATCAACAAAGCAATTGCTGATGAAGTGTATGGTTCAGGTTTAGTTCAAAATGCATCTGATATCGGAGCTGTTAAAGGTTCAGGTATGGATTTAGATTATGGTTTTGCTTACACAAGCTTTACTATTCCTTTCTTAGCTAACGTTAAGTTTGTATTGAATCCTGCATTTGATAATTTAAATACTAATGACATTGAGAACCCATTAATTGATGGTCGTCCTCTAAGTTCTTATAGCTTTATTATCTTTGATGTAACAGATGAAGGAAATGACAACATTCACTTGTTGAAACTTTCTTGGGATAATCAACTTAAGTGGTTCTACCAAAATGGTACTATGGACTACATGGGAAGAACTCAAGGTTTTGCTTCTACTGGAAACTTCAATGGTTATCGAGTTATGATGACTCAAACAATGCCAGCTATTTGGGTTAAAGATCCAACTAAAGTTCTTAAAATTGTAATGAGAAATCCTGTTACAGGAGGATCATTCTAGAACTAAATAATTAAAGGGGAGGAGTTAATCTTCCTCCCTTTTTATTTTAATCTTTAAAACAAATAAATATGGGACTAGATATAAAGTTAGCAAATAAAACATATGAATTTTCAAATTCAAGTGTGTCTAAAATTATCTCTTCAAAATCAGTTGGGAAAGATATATTAGTCAGAGACTACGCAAATAGTGTTGCAGCAGTTGCAGCAGGTTTAGTCAAAGGTGATCTATACCATTCTACAGGAGATTTGAAGGTTGTAGTATAATAAAAGTCAAAAACTTTAGCAAGACTAAACATCTTGCTTTAGAAATTATTAATATATAAAATGTACATAAAACATGTACCTTTGATTTTGTTAAATTACTAATTTTAAAAACCAAAAAAACAATGAACGATTACACAATTGTAGAAAAGTATCAATTAGGAAAAAGTGCAACTATTGCTGTACGTCCTTTTTTTAGTCCTAGTAAAGAAAATATGGGATTAGAACAATACGGATTATCACTTCATGACGGAGTATATCATGAAGAAAACTTAGCCTGTTTAGAAATGAATGGTGTTAAAAGGTATATAACTGGATTAAATGAATTTGATCCTAAAGTTAAAATGCTTAGTAAAGATGATAAGAAGAAAAAAGTTAAAGAGATTAGAGAAGTAGTAGCTCAACTAGAAGCAGAATTAGCAGCTAATGTTGTTGATCCAGATGATAAAGATTTTTGGAACAAATTAACAATCATGAAGCCTGACAATTCTAAGTTTTGGGATAAGATAAGTTTAAGATGTGGAAATGATCCTGTTTTTTTAGATCCAGAAAAAGATCCATATGATTTAATTAAATTACATGCAATAAATGCAGGTGGTTTTTCAATTGTAGCTAAATCATTAAGAGAGGCTAAAGAAATGAATAACCCTCCTAAATTTTATTTAGATACAGTTCAAGAAAGTTTAAGTACACGTACTGAGCTAAGTAAAATTAAAAACAGAGCATTAGTTGAACTACAGAAATTGTATGATTCTAATACAGCTAAATTAATTTATGTTGCAAAAATATGTGATGTAGATAGTGTACAATATATTAAATCAACACCTAATGATATCTTATATGAAAATATGGATAATTATATTAATGGGTTTGGAGCTGAGTCTTCTAAGAAAAAAGCTGCTAGTCAGTTTTTAGAAGTATCTCAACTATCAATGGAAGATTTAAAAATAAGAGCTGTAGTAAAAGACGCTTTATATTATAGATTTATAACTACTAAAGCTGGTGGTTGGATAGAACCAATTGACAGTGGTATTAGATTAGGTAAGAGACCTTCTGAAGTATTAGATTTTTTAAAGAAACCTGAAAACGATGAAGCCTTAACTTCTATTTTAGAAAAAGTAGAACCATATTGGAATTCTTAAAATATAAATAATGAATAATAATACCCTTTTAATAAAACTAAAGCAAAGGTTAAATAAACTAGATAGTCAAGATTTTGACAATATAGAATGTTGGCAATTTGTTGAAGCTTTTAATAAAGCTCAAGTTGAATGGTGTAGAAGAAATTTGCACGGGGGTAATATGTATAAAGAAGGGGATGAGTTGTCTAAAAAAAGAATAGATGACTTACAACCTTTATTAATTGAATTATCTTTAACAGGAGCAAGTACTGATACGTATTTTGAAACTAACAACTTTCCGGTAGATAACTATTTGGAATTTAAAAAAGTTAGTACAAATGCCAAAACAGATTGTTGTCCCGCTAGAGATATGACAGTTTATTTAGCAGAAGAAGCAAATGTAAATTTAATTCTAAGAGATCCTTTAAAGAATCCAGATTTTGAATGGGGTGAGACATTTTGTACTATGATAAATAATACAATAAGAATATATAGAAATTCAACTTTTACAATTGTTGATCCTATATTAACTTATTATAGACAACCTGTATACATAGAAATATTAAATTGTGTTGATCCTTATACAGGTATAGTATCATTAACAAATATAGAATGTGAATTTAAAGATGATTTAGCAGAAGTAATGTTAGATGACGCTGCGTCCATTATTGCAGGTGACATAGAAAGTATATACCAACAACAAAGGGCTCAAGCTGCTGCTGAAAGAAACAATTAATATATGATATAAGATTAATATTTTGTATATTATTATAGTAACACAGAAGTTACGGACAGAGTAAACTGTTAAAATCATTATTTATAACCAGTGGGGGTAATGGTCCTCACACAAATTAATTAATTATGGCATATTTTAATAACGCGTTTTATAAAACGTTTGTGGCCTCCTCAACTGAAGCAGTTGCAGGTGTGTCAACTATCGCCCTGGCAGCAGGAGAGTTAGCGCTAGTAAAAGATTCTGATTGGACAACAATGGCTATTCCAGCTGCTGTTTTACCAGCAGGTTCAATGGCTTACTTGGTTCAAGGGAGTTTCTACACAAAAGACACGATTGGTAACAATCCAGGTCATGGTGGATACAAAGAATCAGTAAAATCAAAAGGTATTAACCCAAAATTTGTTTCAAGAGTATGGGCAGCGGATTGCTTAACAGCAACTCAAGCTACTGCATCTTTATCTTTAGGTGCTAAATGTACTCCATGTGGAACTACACAATTCATGAGAATGGATGTGAAAGGTTCTCCTGCATTACGTTTCTTAAATCACAATGCTTATGCAATTGGTGATTCTGCAAACTTATGTTGTGCTGATGGACAAGAATATTTAGATCCTGCATTAGTGTTAGCTACTGAAGCTGCACAAGTTGTTGGAAATGGATTAGCAAAAAGCGATGTAGGATACCAAGCAGGTAACCCACTAATTACTCCATTCGTAGCAGAAGCTGATGTAAATGGACTTCTTAAAAGTGCTGGCTTAGTATTAGCTCCAGGAACAGGTTATGCTGTTGCTGCAACTCAATTAGCTTCAACTACTGTTGATTCTCTTGGTACTGCAGTTACTGCTGTAAGCCGTCCAGGTTTTGAAAGTGCTACTTTTGCTATTACTGCTATTACAGGTGGTGGTGCAACTGGACCAATTGCTGCTAATGGATATACTGTATCACAAGCTGGTAAAGGATATCAAGTTGGTGATGTTGTAACTATAGGTGGTTTAAATGGTACACTTACTGTTGCTGCTGCAGGTTTAACTGCAGGTGGTATGCAAGTAACTGTTACTAATGCTGCAGGTGTTGCAGTTGTTAGTGTTTATAGTATTGCTCAAGCACAAGGTAAAGCTGCTTCTGGTAATTATACTGCTTCATTAGTTCCTTCTGCTGCTGCAGCGGTTGTATCTGCTAAAGTAAATTTTGTTGGAGCTTATGTGAGTACTAAATTTGGAGATTGTTCTTTTGATACAAGAGATCACTTTAATGCAGAGCCAGTTGAAATTATTGCAAGTATCCTAGATGAAACTGGAGATCCATGTAATGATTGTGGAACTGCTGCTAGAACTTCAGGTCAAATGCAAGCAACTCAAGGTGAAGAAGTAATTAGAGATTTAATCTTATCTGAAAGATACCGTCAATCTCCTTATAATCAAGGAAATGCTGACAGTGCTAGAATCAGAGAAATTGAAATGTCTGATGAGCTTCTTGCAGCTGTAGATAGAACAGCAACTTATAGAGCTTTCTATATTCAACATGTTGTACCAAGATTCAATAACCCAAGTGGTGTTTTTGATAATGATCAATATGTATATCAAATTTATGTGAAATGTACTGATACTGCTGCAATTACTGCAGTAACAGCATTAGCAACGCAAGTTGTTACCTTGGCAAATGCTCGTGGTAATAATATTGCTCTAGAAACAGATCTAGGATAAATTTAATATTACTTAAAGCTTATTTATGATTTAAGCTTTTAAATTAATTAGAGCAGGGGTTATGAAACTCCTGCTCTTTTTATTTTACAATCTCTAGTTTTTTTTGTATATTATTAATATAGTGTATTAAAGCAAACATGAAATGGCAAACAAGCATATATTAAGTCTAGAAATTCCCACAGTATCTAACTGTGATTTATTATGTATCAAAGATACAAGTCAATATTCAAAAGACTTAGCGGTAGATTGTGAAGAATTATTAATCACATTACCAGGATACTCAGTTCCAATACTTCTTAAAGTAGATAGTAAGTTTGATATGTGTTTAACAGCATGTACTTTAGCACTACAAAAAACAAATTGCGGTACAACTCAACAAAAAATTCCAGATGGAATATATATTATAAGATATAGTGTATCACCAAATACTAAAGTATTTGTAGAATATAATCATTTAAGAGTAACAAGACTGTTAACTACTTACTATGAAGTATTATGTGATCTTGATGTTCAAGCCTGTCAACCAGATACTAGAAAACAAGATATCTATACTGAGATGAGTTACATAAGAACAATGATTGATGCAGCAGTATCTAATGTAGAGTATTGCGAATCACCAGCACAAGGAATGCAGTTATATAATTATGCAAAATCCAGATTAAATAAAATTGCTTGTCCATCAGGTAACTGTGGCTCAAGTTCTAAATATTCATTTTAATAACCATCTAACAACCAACAAAAAAAATTATGGCGAATTGTACTAAGTGTAATAGAGTATTTACATGCGGATGTCAAAAAGCTACTCTTAATGATGGATCAATAGTTTGTAAAAACTGCAAGTCTGCAGTAGAAGATACTGTTGATGCTACAAGTGATTTATCAAGAGAGTTAGCAAGACAGCAAATACAGAATTTAAGAAGTTAAAATATATGGCAAAGTCAACTATAAAAATATCAGATAATTCTGCACAAAAAGCAAAATTAAAACTGAGTAAACGAATTCAAATTGAAAGTGATTTTGCTAATCAAGCATATATAAATTTTAAAGCAATTAGATTTGGAATATCTGCTTGCTGCTATACAGATTTTGAATCAGCTACTAATAACAAGGATATATGTGATTGGCAGAATTCTGCTAGTAATAAAATTGTTGTAGCTACAGAAATACCTGGAATATTTGTAGAACCATTAGCTAAGATAAACTTAAAAGCAAGTATGTCTTGCCCAGCTACTCCTAGTAATGTATGTACAGTATTAGATTTAGAAGAAATATTAATAGCTGATAGTACATACACACAATGTTTTGAAGTAGCATCTGCAACATGGACCATTACTCATAACTTAGGAAAGTTTCCTTCAGTTACAGTAGTTGATAGTGCAAATACAGTTGTAGTGGGTAATATTGATTATACAACAAGTAACTCATTAGTAATAACTTTTAATGCTGCCTTTTCAGGTTGTGTATTCTTAAATTAAAATATATATAAAAATAAAATAAAATGGCAGTACAATTTTTAACCGGATTAAATGTAAATGGTAATATTAACATTAATACTAACCAATTACAAAATGCAGTAATACAACCTTTAGCAACTGATCCAGCAGGAATAACAGGTAGAATTTATTATAACTCAGGTACAAACAAGTTAAAAATTTATAATGGTACAGATTGGGTTGCATTCCAAACAGGTAATGATCAAGTAGTAACTTATGATTTAACAGGAGTTGGCTCAACAAACGGAACTGCAGGTGTAAGACTTACTGGTTCTGATTCATCTGTAGATGACGTATTAATTGTAGGTGCAGGAATAGTTACAGTAACTAGAGTTGCAAATACTTTAACAGTTACTGGTATAGAAGCTGGTGGTACAGTAACAGATGTTATAGGTGGTTCAGGAATTACTATAACAGGTACATCTACTCTAACACCCACAGTAAATATTACTTATGTAGGAACAGGAAATGCAGTTTTAGCAGCAAGTACTGCAACTCCAGTTGGTGCAGATTTTGTATGGTTTTCAGATACAACTGATACCACAATTAAAAAATCTTTAATTAGTAACTTACCATTTAGTAATAACCCTGGTACAGTAACATCAATTACATTAGCTGGTGATACAGGAACTACTGGTGCAATAACATCAGCAGGTACCTTTAATATAATAGGTGGAACTAATATTACTACTACAGCATCAGGTACATCTGTAATAATTAATTCAACTGATCAATTTGTAGGAACAGTAACTAGTGTTACAGCAGGAGCTGGTTTAACACAAACAGGTGTTGCAACTGTTAATCCAACTATATTAGTAGACTATAGTGCTTCAGGTATTATAGCAACTGCTACAGCAGCTACACCAAATGTAGAAGCAGATGATCAATTTTTAGTATCAGATAATAGTGCGTCAAATGCAGTAAGAAGAGCTAAGATATCTGAAGTACCAATAAGTGTATTAGGTCAAGCACTTGCTAATGTAAATCTTAACTCAAATAAGATTGTATCACTAGCAGACCCAACTGCAGCTCAGGATGCTGCAACTAAAGCATACGTAGATGCTTCAAATCTTGGTCAATCAGTATTTCAAGGTCCATATAATGCAGCTACAAATACACCAAACCTAGATACAACATCAAACATTGCAGTTACAAGAGGTTTCTTCTATGCAGTAACTGATACAGGAACATTCTTTGCAGAAACTGTACAACCAGGTGATTTAATATATGCTGATGTAGATCAGCCAGCAAATGATGCAGGTAACGTTGCAAGTAGATGGGTTGTTGTTCAATCAGGACAAGATATAGCAGGAGCTGGAGCAACAGATGGTGCAACTGTAAAAGGTATTACTGGATTTAGTAGTGCATCTTTTACTGTTACAGCAAACGGTTTTACAACTATTAAAGCAGGTGGTGTTATATTAGGTACACAAACAACAGGATCTTATAATCCTACAGTAGGTACAGATACTAATGTAACAACTTCTGGTGTAAATGTTATTGATACACTAACTTTAACAGATGGTGTTATAACAGCATCATCTACAAGAACATTACCTGGATCAAGTACAGGTGCAGTAGGTGTAGTTGCATTAGCAACACAAGCAGAAGTAGATGCAGGAACAGTAACAAATAAAGCTGTAACTCCAGCAACATTAGCAGCGTTAACAGATGATAACAGTTTTAGTGGATTATTTCCTCCTTCTACAGCATCTACATGGACAATAACTGCAGCAGCTCATGGATTAGGAACTGGACCATTTATAATACAAACGTATTTAGTAAGTACAGGTGCATTAGTATTTACTGAAGTAATTGTAACTCCAGCAAATGGTAATGTAGTATTTACTACAACAGCAAATCAAAGTACAAATAGTTTAAGCTGTAACATAATGAAAATTAGATAATACTGTATTAAAAAAAGGTATCTTAGCAATATATAAATAAGCATGGCAATACAATTTTTAAATAGTCAAAGTATAGCAGGTGGTCTTACTATAGACGGCAAAGCAACTTCATCACCAACTATTGCAGCTGATGCAGTAACAACTTTAACAACTAAAGGTTATGTAGATTCTGTAGCTGGCGGAACAGTTACTGGAACTGGGGCTAATAAACAAGTTACATATTGGACAAGCTCTTCAAATATTGATGGTGATAATAGTTTTAAATATGAACTTGACTCAAGTAGCAATGCTCTTTTAGATCTTTCTAGTACAGGAAGTCAACAAATTAGGTTTTTTGATACTAACTCTGCGTATTCAGAGGCTATGCGTCTTTTGCGTTTTAATGACAAGTTAAGTATTACTTATGGAGATAATGCAAATGAAGAAGCATTAACTGTTGTTGGAACAGGTTCTACAGCAGGTAATGTTGGAATTGGGACTACTGGGCCCACGGCTTTATTAGAAGTTAAAACAGATAATGCTACTATATACGACTCAACAAGTGATAGTGGTCAAGATAACGGTACAGCTACTATATTAGTAAGTAATGACAATGTAACAACAAATACTTTTTCTCAAATTGCTTTCCATAATAAAGGAAGTAATAGGGGTGTTTCAAGAATAGTTAGCATAGGAGTTGCTAACGCAAGTACAGATTTAGCTTTTGTAACTGAAAATAATAACACTAAGTCTGAAAAAATGAGAATCCTTGCTAACGGCAACGTAGGTATTGGAACGGCTAGTCCAGCGTTTACAAGCGGCTCTGGTTTAGAAATTGAAAAATCAGGAACAGCAACATTAAGATTACAATCATCTGGGTCAAACGCAAGTGAAATAAACCAAACAAGCTCAGCTCTTCAGATAGTTGATTTGTCTAGCGGAACTATGCTTTTTAAAGTAAGCAACGATGAAAAAATGCGTATCACCTCAGCGGGTAACGTTGGTATTGGAATTACCCCTACTAGTAAATTACACATAAGTACTACTAATCAAAGTTTTTCAACTGCTTCAGGTAACGCTGTAAACATAGCATTTCCAGGTGGAAGCGAGGCTGGAGACATAGGTGGTGGATTAGTTTTTAGTCAATACTATTATAGTGGTTCTGCCGCTGTTATTAGAACTGGTGGTATATATGGTATTAAAACTGCTGGTGGTGGAAGCTTTGGAGGTGGTTTAGCTTTTTATACTCAACCGCAATCCGCTGCAGATATGGTTCAGCGTATGGTTATAAATAACCTAGGTAATGTTGGTATAGGTACAGATACTCCAGCAGATGTTCTTCATGTTAAAAATGCAGATTCAGTTGGTGGTAATAGTAGATGTGATATAAGATTACAAAATGGTACTGGTTATGCTGAATTTGGAGCATTATCAGGTTACGCTAGAATACAAGCTAACGGAACTGAAGCTGCTGCGTTATCAACTGGAGCTAGTTTCTTTTATGGAACTAACTGGACTTTTGGTAGTAATAATACAACAGGTACTGATGATGGTAAATTAACAATAAACGGTAGTAGTGGCACAGGTGGAGAAGCATATTTAAATTTATCAAGAAACAATGTTAGTGGTTTTATATTAAACCACACGGCTAATGCTATACAGGTTAGAGCAACTGCTAATATACCAATGTTCTTTTATACTAATGATACCCTTAGTTTAAAGATAAATGCTAACAATACTATTTCCTTTCCTACATATGGTGCAGGTACTTTAGTGACTGATAGTAATGGTCTTATTACTTCAACTTCAACTCCTCCAGGTACAGGTACATTTTTACCACTAGCTGGTGGAACAATGGATTCTGGCGCAACAATTACTACATCTGGAACTCTTTCTATTGTTGGAAATAGCGCTGTAAAATTAAGACTTTCAGGAGGTGCAAGAATACAATTAGAAAATGCTAATGTTAGTGATTCTTTTTATATATCAAATACAGGTGGAAATCTTGCATCAACATTAGATTTAGGAGGTACATTAAGTATTGTAGAAGGAGGTACTTCAACTTTTTCTGGTAATGTAATTATAGGTACAGTTGATACAGCTACAACAGGATTAAGTATAGGTGAAGCATCACCAACAATACAATTATTTGATACTACAAATGATGCTAAGTTATTAATATACACTCAAGACAGTAGTTCTGTAATTGGTACATATAGTAATCACGCACTTAATTTATTTACAAATAGTACTCTGGCTTTAAGCTTAGACACTTCACAAAACGCAACTTTTGCAGGGAAATTAACAACAGCAGATGATATTACAATAAGTAATGGTTCCCCAGAACTATATATGTTAACTGGAGCAACACATTATAATTGGATGCTTGCGGCTCAAGAAAACATTGATGCTGCTTTTGAAATAACTCCATCAACAGTAGTAGACGGAACAACTTTTAGTACACCTGTTTTTTCAGTAAAAGCTACAGGTGCTGCAACTTTTGCAGGTTCAATAAACATGACTGACAATAAGCCAATTAATTATGGTGGTCAAACTATGTTTACTCATACAGGTAGTCAAACACGTATAGGCGACAATACATCTTCAAACGTTTTAACTATAGGCAGTGGCAATGCAACTTTTACTGGTGATGTTAATATTAACGGTGGAGACCTAAATGTTGGAAATAGCAGTATAGTTAACTCTGTAATTAATATGCTAGGCACTAATGATTCTTTTATTGAAAAAGATACAGGTAATCATTTATATTTTGCAAATAACGTAGGCGATAAAGATATTAAATTTAGAGTAAAAGATAATACAACAAATATAATTGCTTTAACTTTAGATGGTTCTGAAGGTGGTAATGCAATTTTTGCAG